AAATGTACAGAACAGACCTTGTGGCTCGCCAAACGCTTGTCAAAGCCGCCAAAAAAGCAATGCAAGGGGTGTACAACCAAGCTGTGGCTGATGCGCCTTATGACGAGAAAAGCAGTGGACCAATACACCTGAGAAACACCATCAGGTTGGATGCAAGGATTCCAAATGCCTCCGATGTCAAGTCAGCTTACGTTGAAGAGACAGATGCGGCAATTGCTGTTGTGTCTGCCAAGCGAAGTGCTGTTTCCTTGTCGCAAGAATTTGGCAATGCAAGGACACCAGCGCAACCTTTTTTGCGTCCAGCATTAGACCGAAATTCAGAGGAAGTTGTTAGAATTCTTAAAACAGAACTTGCCGAAATCATCCCTGCATATGCGGCAAAGTTAAATAAAAGGAAGAAATAATGGCTTCAAGCAATATCGCACGATTAGGCGTTGTCCTTGGGATTGACACGGCTTCATTTCGCGCTGATGTTGATGAAGCTATTTCTGCTAACAAAAAACTTAAAGATTCGATTGAGCGACAGTCGCAAGCGGCGGCAAAAGAAATTGCGGCATTAACACATGCCACGCAAGATTACGGTAAAGAAGTTACCAAAGTCAAACAAATTGAGCGCGAGATTGCCGCAGGAAGATTTGAGAACGAATCACCAGCATTAAAACAAGAATTGCTTTCACGAGCCAGAGCATACGATGCACTTGCTGTGTCATCGAAAAAAGCAATGGGAGTGATGACTGATCAACAGCGTTTGCAGTTGACTTACCAAACGACCGACTTGGTCACGCAGATTGCAAGTGGTCAAAATGCAATGGTTGCCATGTTGCAACAGGGCGGTCAATTGCGCGACCAGTTTGGCGGATTCAAACCATTGTTCCAAGGTATCGCCTCTGCGATTACGCCTGCAATGGTTGGCTTCACATCTTTGGCTGCTTCTATTGGCGTTCTTGGCCTTGCGTTTGTCAAGGGCGAGGAGGAGTCAAATAAGTTCCGCAACTCAATGATTTTGACTGGCAACTTTGCTGGCATTGCCATTGACAAGTTCAATTCAATGGCGCAAACAATCAGTGGGAAATACAACTCTGCTATTGGTGACTCGCGTGAGATCATGCAGACTTTGGTTTCATCTGGTCAATTTACTGAACGCACTTTAACTTCTGTTGGCTCCCTTATCACTAAGGTTGCTTCTCTATCTGGTGAATCTGCTGCTAGTGTTGCTCAAAATCTAATTCCATCTTTGGATGGTTCTGCAACATCTGCCAAAAGACTTAACGAGCAATATCACTTTTTGACGTTAGAGCAATATAAAAATATTGAGGCTCTTAATCAGCAAGGCAAAGCGCAAGATGCAATCAAAATTACGTCTGATGCTTTGTTGGAAAAGTTAGACGCACAAGCAAAAAAACTTGGTTACTTAGAAACCTTGTGGAAGAACTTAAAGAATGCCGCCAGCGGCTTTTGGGATTGGCTAAAAAGTATTGGGCGTGATGACCCAACTAGGGCAATTAGAGAACTTGAAGAACAGATGGAAAGGACAATGCAAGGCGTTGCTTTCCGTAATGGCAAAACATCTGAATATGACGCATTAAAAGAAAAGCGTGATCGTCTTAAACGTGAACTTGAGAATGACATAGCAAAAGCGGAAGCTGACTCAAAATCCGCAGAAAAGAATAAAGAAAGAATTGATGCTTACGCTGGAGCTGGTGGAGCTTCAAAAGCAAAATCAATTGCTCAGAAGACGGCTGAAATCATTGCGCAAATGGAGTATGAGACTAAGGCTGCTGGTCTTGAAAAGATAGCTCAAATAGATTTGGCAAAGTACCGTGACATTGAAATTGCAAAAACAGAAATTGCAAAGCGTAATGCCGATGAGCGATTTGCTATGGCAAAACTTAACGCAGATGAGCTTGCGGCTCGTATCAAGCAAATTGAAGCCAGAGCAGTTGGGCAGAAAGAAGAACTTTACAAAGAATCCCGCAAGAAGTTTGACGATCTTGCTAAGACAGAGCAGGACTCCATCGAAAAAGAACGTGAACGTCTGCAAGTCTACAAAGAGAACATTTTGGCAAGTCAGCAAGACTTGGACATTGCTTTGTCTCGCTTGAAGACTCAGCAAGATTTAGTGACTTTAAGTAAACAAGAGAACATGAAAGATGGTGATCGCACTGCGGCCGCATCTCGTATTCAATACCTTGACAAACAGCGTGAAGCAGTAATCATGCAGCGTGAAGAATTAAAGCGTCTGCAAGACATGAACCAATCTGTGTTTAACAACATGGGTAGCGCCATCGACAATTTTGTTCGCACTGGCAAACTATCGTTCAAAGACTTGACTCGTAGCATTATTCAAGACCTCATATCTATTGCGATGAGAGCGCAAATGATGGCAATGTTTAAAGGGTTTAGCTTTTTTGGTATGTCTGGCGGAGGCGGGTCTACAACAGGCGCTCCGCTTAGTCCTTCATTTTCTGCCGCTCCAACATTTGCAGCTAATGGTGCTGACGCTCAAGCTGGTCAACCGTTTTACGTTGGAGAAAGAGGGCCAGAGTTGTTTGTGCCTCAAGGGGCTGGCACAATCATGTCAAATAGCATGGTTGGAAGTATGTCAAACAATCAACCCCAAGTCGTCTACAACGGGCCATACATTGCCAACATGAGCGCCATTGATACGCAGTCTGCCACTCAATTCTTGGCAAAGAACAAACAGACAATTTGGGCTGTTAATCAGTCTGCCCAACGGTCTTTACCAGTGAGCAAATAACATGAGTCTGCAAGCCATTCTTTCAATCAGCGAATCGGTTGGCATCAATGACCAACGGTTTGTTGGTCAAACAGTCAGTCGAAACCAAAAAATTACTACATCGGAGATTTTGACGGTTGTGCCGTTTGGGTTTGAACTTAAGCCAATGAATTACCTTCTGTATTCCAAGAATCGTGGCGTACTCAACAGTCTGCGTATTCCTGATAAGGCTCTGACTCAGTACATTAATTTTGGCTCGACGGGTTGGGTGAACTACATCAAGTATCAAGGCGACATGACTTCGGCTCAAATTGCCGCTTGTCAATGGCAGACCTCCAGCGCAGCAAAGGTGCTAGTGCTTGGTTCTTTGCCGTCAATCTCAAGTGCCGCATTTTTGTTTAAGGCTGGCGATTTTGTCCAAGTTGGTTTGTACTCTTACATTGTTACTGCTGACGTTGTACGAGGCTCAAACCCTACGGTTAACGTACCAGTACATCGTAGTTTGATTACGGCTCTCAGCACGACTGTTGCGTGTGTTGCTGGTGAATTTGGAACCACCGTTTCTATGGGTGGCTCTACATACACTGGTGTAACCTTCCCTGTAATCTTGCGTGATTACCCTACATACACACTAATGCCAATTACAAATGATTCGTTCATTAGTTGGAGTGGTTCGTTTAAAGCATTTGAAAGCGTCCTATGAACGTAATTGCACCTGTTGACGGAACAAGCAATATTCGTATTGCTGATTTTGTTCGCGTAAACACTGGCGGTGACATTTATCGTTTCACTACGGCTCCTTCAAACACATTAGTTTCTGCTGTGGATGCAACTGCATTTAGCGCAGTCGGCGCATTGATGAGAGTTGGTGATGTGCAGAGAGACATTAAAAGTACAGCCAATGAAACGACTGTGACGTTGGTTGGCATTGATACTGCTTTGCTAGGTTGGGTACTTAGTCAGAACGTAAAAGGCGCACAGATTCAAATGTGGCATGGGTTCTACAACACTTCTGACCAACTTATCACAAGCGGCGGAACTGGTGGCTTGTATCAGTTTTTCAATGGCATCATCACATCGTTTGCCATATCAGAGACTTGGATGGAAGAAACAAGGTCTTACGTTGGCACAATTACGATTGCCGCATCTTCAATTCAGTTAATCTTGCAAAATAGGATTGCTGGTCGATACACAAACAACAACTCTTGGCAGTTCTTTAACAGTGTCGATACGTCGATGAATCGCGTGAACTTCATCCAGAACATTAACTATCAGTTCGGAAAAAACATATGAGAGTTCGTCACGCAACTCCGTTTGACATTCCTTCGTTGATTAACTTGTTGCGTGAGTATCGTTCCCATACACCTTTGCAATTTTTAAATGAAGCGGATGATGAGCGTTACATCACCACAATGCTGACTGAAATCATTAGCGGAAAAGGTGTTGCTCTGGTTGCTGAAAATGGTGGAGTATTTGGGATGTTGCTGGCAACCATACATCCAAGTCAATGGTCGCCAAAGCATTTGCTTTTGACGGAGTTGGCGTATTGGGTTAATCCAGAGCATCGAGGCGGCACAGCGGGTTATCGTTTGTTAGCTATGTATGTGGCAGAAGCAAAACAATTAAAAGAGTCTGGACGGATTTGCAATTTCTTTATCAGTAAGATGGTAAACAGCCCTGACTTGTCTTATGGCAAGTTGGGATTTGAAAAACTAGAAGAATTTTGGGTGATGTAAATGCCAGGTTCAGTTGTCGCCACATATTTATTTACCGCCGCCGCATCTACTACTTGGTACTACATTGCCACGGCTTTTGCGGTCAACATGATTGCGTCTGCAATTATCAGTAAATCTCTTGGTTCGCAAGGGCCAAGCACAAATGATGCGACACAGAACCCCGGCAGTCGCGCCCAAGTCCCTCCTGCTGGCGACAACAAAGTTCCAGTCATTTACGGCGCGGCTTACGTTGGCGGCATCATTACAGATTTAAGTATTACCTCTGACAATCAAAAGATGTTTTACGTCCTTACGTTGGCAGAAGTAACCAACACAGAAAGCGGCAGTTCTCCAGATACATACACGTTTGGCGATGTGTATTTTGGTGGCAAGAAATGCGTATTCGGGACTGGTGCTGACACTTACAAAGTTGTTGGGTTGCTTGATGAATCAACTGGCGTAACTGATACAACCGTATCAGGCAAGATAAACATTTACCTTTACCGTAATGG